CTTTTTCATGCGCTTGGTCTTCATGCGTCCCTCCGGTTCTGCCGGTACTCCGGCTCGGCGTTGCGGGCGTGGCGGCGGTCGATGTACCTGCGGCGCTGAGCCTCGCGCTCTGCGGCATGGTCGCCCAGCTGGGCGAAGAACAGCGCCAGCAACAGCAGCACCATCGCGGTGATGAAGTCGGCGTCGGAGATGACGCCGAGGGCTTCGATGCTGCCTGCAAAGCCCAGCGCATACAGCATCCCGACGGCACCGCTGGCCACCGCCAGCCAGTAAAAGACGCCAGATTTGATTCTCATGCGGATGCCTCCTTTGCAATTTGCGGGAAGAAATACTCCCCGATTTTCTCTTGCGGGATATGGAGCACCTGGCAGATAGAGGTAATTTCCCTCGGAAGCCAGCAACCGCTGTCTTCCGGCGCGTTCAGGCGCTTGCTCAGTGTACGGTCACAGATACCCGCCAACACAGCCAGCTCCTGCTGCTCCAGCCCTTCGTCTTCAATGAGGCGGCGGAGCTTGAGGTAAGGTTTCTTCATCGTGCTGCCCTCCCCTCTCACGCTGCGCCGCCGGGACGGCTGTCCATCTTCTTGAGGCTGTTGACCAGGTTGATGCTGCGGGCGGCAGTCTCCATCTGATCAAAGTCTTCCGGGGCCATGCCTGCGCACATATCGTGGAGGCGGACGAGCCGGGTGGCTTCGTCCACGGTTAAGCCGTAGGCGGCGGGGTTAAGTGTAGACTTCTTCATAAAAAAATCACTCCTTTTTCTCAGTGGTGAAGATGTCGGCCATGATCTGGTCGAACGCGGGAAGGCCAAAGGCGACGATCCTCAGCTGGTCAATGCGGCTGCCAAGCTCGACGGTGCGTACCTGCCCAAACTCGGGGTTGGAGAAGATCTGTAAGTCGTTCATGTGAATATGTACCTCCTTGTTGGTGGCTCCCTCCTGCGGTATACTTGGGCAGAAGGGAGGTGATTTGTGGATGGATTTGAATGATAGAGCCTTGAGTGACATGGTTTTACGCGCAGGTCGGATGGTTCGGGAAGATAATCTCCGGATTGGGGCGAGGCTCGCCGGAAGTGCCGACCCGAAAATCGGGGAACACGCTCAGGTCAACACGGAGAAAACTCTGCGGGAGCTTCTGGTTCAGTATGAGGCTAACCAGAAAGAGCAGGCGAGGGAAACTAAAAAGGCGTTTTATGTTTCTCTGGCTGCGTTGGCTCTGAACGCCTTGGCGATCATCGTAACGATTGCAATAGCAGTGTTAAACTAATGCCCATTGCGATGCCACTCAGAAATACGGAAATCAACTGAACAAGTTGAATATCCCATGTTGTCGGAGTCCAGTTGGAAAGCCGTTCTTTCCAACTGGGCTTTTTGTTACTGTTCATGTGGTTCACCTCCTTTCGTTGAGATTGTGTTGCAGCCTCAAAACCGTCTTCGAGTTTTGTGCTGTGACCTCATTTTACTGCAAGGAAAATGGATTGTCAACACATAGTGCGCAAAAATCTTCATTTTTTGTGTTGACAGCACAAAATCAAAAGCGTATACTAACATCAGAACGAAAGGAGGCGAACAAAATGACTGTCGGAGAACGAGTGAAAGAAGTTCGCAAAGAAAATGGACTGTCTCAGGAGGAATTTGCTCATAAGCTTGGGTTTGATACTCGTGGAGCGATTGCAAATATTGAACTGGAACGTACGGAAGCATCTGATAAGCTACTTTCTCTTATAAGTAATCTTTTCGGTGTCCGCGAGGAATGGCTGCGCACCGGTGAGGGTGAGATGATGGCGGCAGATACCCAGTCGGACAAGATTGCCGCGTTCCTTGGCGACCTGACCCGGGATGACGATGACAATTTCCGAAAGCGCTTTGTCGAGATGCTGGCCGACCTCAGCCCGGCAGACTGGGAGCTGTTGGAACGCATGGCCGAAAAATTGACACAAAAAAAAGAGCACCCGTAGGCGCTCAAAGGATGCGATATGTCAGCTGATCAGGCGGCTTGCGTATATCCACACAAGCCGCAGTTTGCGAAAATCCGCTTTCTCAAGCAGTCGCATAATAGCATCGATGTAGTCTTGACGTGTCATTGTCTGCTTGCCTCCCACAACACGTTGTTTTATTTGCCTATATTATACAACCAAGCGGTGTTTCGCGCAAGAACAAATAATTGAGCAAAAATCGAACGAAAATTGAGCTTTTTACAATGAGGAGGGAAAACCATGAAAAAGATTGTCTCTTTGATGCTGACCGTGGTGCTGTGCCTTGCGTGTGCAGTGACGGTGTTTGCCGACACCGAGTACAAAGTGGGGCGGGATGTGGAGTTTTCCGGCCAGACAGATTTCGACTACTTCTATACTTATACAGACAAGGACGTGAATTATAAGTGTTTCTCTGTCGTGTCTGCGGAAGGCCAGCGCTTCTATGCGGCGGTCAAAGAAAATCTGTACGAGTATTACAGAGCTACGTTTGCGGGCCAGAGCCTTACACTGAATGGTGCCTATCAGCGTGCGGCAGATGATGGCTCTCCGGTTATCAAGATTCGCACGCAGATTACGTTTGATGAGAAAGGCAAGAAGGTCTCCACCTTGCTGGATGAGTTGCTCGTGCCTGTGCTGAAAGCAAATGCGGATTCCCTTGACTTTCAGACTATCTATGATGTCTTTGATGACAGCGCACTTACCGTTGCGAATGACGGTTCTTATATCACGTTCGATACGAATCCGTATAATTTTAAGGATAGTTTTCTTTTCACGGATGTTGTTTTGAGAGAAATCAAACTCGCAAACCAAATTTATGGCCTGCCGGACTGGCTTTATGAGGAGATGGTCAGCACAAAAGCGCTGGATGGCCGTCAGAAGGAGTCTTTTGACCGTCTGACAGTCACATGGACTTACTCTCCCAACACTGGACTTGAGGTCACCTATCGTAAAAACAACTGAGTCAACCGTCTTGTTAATTGAATATACAAAAAACTCCCCCGGTGCTACCAACACCGGAGGAGTTTGAAGAATGGCTTGCTCACGAGGAACAATACCAGCCTAGACAACTGTATTGTACCACCTCCGGGCGGGCTTGTCAAAGTGTACCCATATGGAGGTGTATTTTTATGGGAAAGCGAGTCAATACCGCCGTTTGGCTGGAAAAGCAGCAGCGCTGGCAGATCAAGGTGCAGAAGGACGGCGTGCGCCGAACCTTCACCAGCTCGAAGCCCGGCCGCACCGGCCAGCGAGAAGCAAATCGCAAGGCCGATCTGTGGCTGGACGAAGGAATCAGCAGCACCACCAAGCGCTGCTCTGAGCTGTGGGAAGAGTTCCTTATCTCGGTAAAGGCCACAGCAGGCAGCAGCTATGTGGAGCAGGTCGAGAAGTTTGGCCGGAACTACATACTGCCGGTCATCGGCGTTCGCCGTATCGGCGATCTGAGCGCCGGTATGCTGCAAGACGTCCTGAACCGTGCCTACAAAGAGGGCTGCTTGAATCCGGACAATAAACGTAAGAGCAAGGGCAATCTCTCAAAGAAAACGCTGCAAGGTATCCGAAGCGTCGAGATGGCCTTCGTCAAGTGGGCACGGCAGCACCAGTACACGTCCCTGCGGCCCGAGGATGAAGTTGTTGTCCCGAAGGGGGCGCGAAACAAAGGGAAAAGGATCCTACAGCCCGATTCGCTGCGGATACTGCTTTCCACCGACACCCGCGTCATCCGTGGAAAAGTGGAGGCCGATGAAAACATCCACGCCTATCGTCTGGCTGTAATGACCGGCCTGCGCCCCGGCGAGCTGCTGGGCCTCCGCGTGGGCGATGTGGACGGCAACCGGCTGCACCTTTCCCGGGCCATCAACACCCTGAACGAGGAAACCAGCGGAAAAAACGAAAATGCCCTGCGGGTGGTCATCCTGCATCCGCTGGCGGCGGCAGAACTCAAAGCTCAGCTCCAACAGCGCACCTTCGAAGAGGAGCGCCCCTTGCGCTATGATGATCCGGTGTTCTTGCTGGACAACGAGCAGAGCCTATACAACTACTGGAGGTTCTACCAACGCTGTAATGGCATCGATCCGCCCATCAGTCTGTACGAGCTGCGGCACACCTTCGTAAGCATGGTTGAAGACACTGTGTCCCCTGCCCAACTCCGCCGCATGGTTGGTCACAGCCGAAGTATGGATACTTATGGCTGGTACAGCCACGCCGTCGAGGGCCGCGCTGATGCTGCAGCGCTGGCGGTATCTGCCGCGTTGGCAGAGTATTCCCCAAAGCAAAAATAACCCACTCTCAAACCCACTTCTAGGCGCAGAATTGTGCGCACTGTTGCTTCAATGAATCCTGTGTGAAGTGAAAAGTGGCTTGTCTCCTATGATTTTTCAGTTCGCCAGTATAGGTGTGCGTGAATGCAAGTTGTTCGAATCCACCCGCGCCCACCAAAAATGCTCAGCGTATGAAAGTACGCTGGGCTTTTTGTTTTATAAAAAACTGAAGTTTCACTTTCTAGGGTGGATTCGAACAGCTGCGGCGCTGTCGCCGAAGACAGCGCAAAAACAGCCTGCTAGGCTGTTTTTAGCAGCGCGGCTTGCGTAATCCACCCGCGCCCATGAAAAAACCGCTGGTGTAGAGATACACTGGCGGTTTTCTTTTGCGCAAATGTCAGACTCACATAGGCGGGTGGGTGAGAACAGCTGCGGCCCGCCGCTATACGTCCCGCCGGGCAAAAACAGCCGCCGCACGGAAAGCTCCATGCGGCGGCTGTTCTCATTT